TTAAATCAATAATTCCTTTTGAATCTAATTCAAAATCTCGACCTATATACCCGCTATTACTTCTTCTTCCCATAATATCCTTTTAAAATAAAAACCAAAGTTGTGCTTCTATTGCAGTTGTATCACCACTACCTCCTCCACCATTTAATGCAAATGAAGCTGTTAAAGCGTATGAAGCACTTGTTACTGTTCCAATAACATTAGATGCTGTTATAAACGATGATGTTATTGAATTTGAAGCCCATGATGATGTTCCAAATAATGAACCAGTAAAAGAAGTAGCTGTTAATGATCCTGTTAAACCATATGAACCAGTTAATTGTTTTGAGTTAATCCATGCGCTGCCTGATTTTACTAGTAAATCTCCATAGGATGATGTTGTAGTATTATCTATAACATCGTGTAATTCTCCTAACTCATACCCATTATCTATACGAACATAAATTGAACCATTATTTGATTGATGTCTAATTACCTCTCCTAAACGTACAGCATGAAGTGGGGCTACAGGTGTTGTTCCTATAATTGAACCGGTTGCACCTAGATATACTAATTGACCAGAAGTAAATGCTTGGGTATCAATTCCTTTTAATATACCTTCTGTAATTACATATCCTTCTGCACCATCTGCAATTGCTGTTGTTGTAATACCTAAAGTATTGGCTGAGTTTCCATCACTTATATATGAAGCTGTTACTATACGAGGTATATCACTTGAGTTATTTGATCCTGTAATTCGTACTACAACACCTTTTGCAATATTTTGGCCAGATTGGTTTAAAACATAAACATCAATTTGAGTTGTTCTATCACTAAATGAAGCTGTTTCAGCATAAATTGCATAAGATGAAGCTGTCGCATAAGATGAGCTCAATACATAAGATGCACTTATTGCATAGGAAGAACTTAATACATAAGATGCACTTATAGCATATGAAGCACTTGTTGAAGTATTTGAATATGATGCTGTTAAGACATATGAACTTGATATTGCTGTTGAAGCAAATGATGCACTTACTGCATAGGAAGAACTTAATACATAAGATGCACTTACTGCATTTTGAACAAATGATGCTGTTGAAGCAAATGATGCACTTACTGCTTGTAAAACGTATGAAGCAGTTTGAGCCGTTTGAACAAATGATGCTGTTGAAGCAAATGATGCTGTTCCTAATAATGAACCAGTTAATGAACCAGATACTCTTAAAGCTAAACTAGCAGTTTGTGCTAGAGAAGAACTAGTAGTAATATTGGCAAATGAAGCTGTTGTTGCAAAACTTGAATTAGAGGCAGTACCTAAGAGCGAACCTGTAAACGAAAATCCTGTAAATGAAGTCGCTGTTATACCGCCAGTATTTGGATTAAAGGATATATTACTAGTGGTATAGGCTTTTAGGTTGATTGGTGATGCATCAGCTCGATCAACTATTAATGGGAAAAAAGCCGAATTAGAGCCGGTTTTTACTACCGTAAGTGTATCGGAAGCAGAAGCGTACGATGCAGTGCCAAAGAGTGAACCTGTAAATGAAGTTGCTGTTATACCACTTGTTGCTGGGTTAAATGTAATTCCTGGTGCAGTGTATATTGTTTCATAATCAGCTAGTGCGTTTGAGGAGTCTACTATGGTAGGATAGAACTGTGAATTAGTACTAGTTCTTTGAGTTAATATTTGATCAGATACAGATGATGTACCATATAAATATTTATTTTCCCAATCTAATACAGTGTCAAAATTACTATCAGTTAATAATCTGGTTTGCCAATCAATTGATGTTGCTTCATTGCTATCAAGTGCTAATCTGTTTTCCCAATCAATTGATTGAATATCATTAGTATCTTTTAAATATCCTTGCCCCCAATCAACACGTGATATCCCTGAGTTATCAAATAGAAATGGTTTATTGTTTGCAGTATTAATACCACCATTTGCCCCGCTCACTATTAAAGATCCGGTCATGATTATATTTTGGTGTAATGGCGTAACATATGATGCTGTTTGTGCTGTTGTTATGTAACTAGCTGTTATGGCATTATTTGCCCAACTTGCTGTTCCAAAAAGACTTCCGGTGATATTACCTTGTACGCGTAATGAACCGGTGATTTCAACATCACTTTGTCGTGATATAGGATTTGATCCAGTCCACTTTGATGAAACGATGCCTGTTAATTGAGAACCATCGCCAATAAAAGATCCAGTAAATGAACCGGTTGTATATGATGCAGTAAATGCATTGAATGATGCGGTTGTCGTTAATGAACCAGTATTTAATCCTAAAGTATATGATGCTGTTAGAGCATAGCTAGCTGTTATTGGATATAATGAACCTGATCGTAATTGTCCGGGCTTAAACTGCCTCATTATTGCCATCTCCCGTTAATAATTATAGTATCTTGTGCATCTAATGAATAACCTAATATGTTAGTATTAAACGTGATGGTTTGTGTTGCAATGTCACTAGGTGTCCAAGTATATGCAGCTTTGTCAATGTATTGTCCGTTAATGTATATATCAAACTCATTAACCGTTGCAACTAGAGTTGTTACTGGATTAATTGCAGCGTACGCTGCTACTGTTACTGTAGTTGAATTAACATATGTTGCTTGTCGATCTGTTAATGCAGTCAAATATGCCATCGTAATGGCATTGATAGATACAGCACCTCCGCTACTTGATACTGTGAACCGGCCTCCGTCTGAAATAATGCTTTGCTGTTGTAGTACAGATTGTGGTACAGTAGTTGTATTAAATATATTTAAATCTCCAACATCTACAACATTTTCGAAAACAACTTTTTTCAATGAATAACGTTTTTTAATTGTAGCTATTCTAGCTTCTTGTTCAGAAAGCAATGTTCCCATAACAGTTAATGGTATAGTAGCTCTAACTAAACGATCTTCGCCAACTGTATTAACAGTTTCAAATGAAATTGACCCCATAGAAGTTGGAAATTTATTTGATTCATTGCCCCATGAAAAACGACCATATGGTAATATTTGATCTACCAAATCATTCATTTGAGTAGTAAAATCACACCATAACATCATATCATACTCAATTGTTACATATTTTGGAATATCTATAACATATATTTTTTCTGATGCTTGAGGTTGATTAATGGGTATTGGAAATAATTCATCTAAATATGTATTTCTAGCATTATATTGACCTTTATATACAAGTTGATTTCCGGTATTTGGTCGATTAACATCCAATGTTCTTTGTGCATCTCGTTCAGCTACGCTATTACGTTTAAGCATAATTAATGGAGACTGTAACATACCTTTTTCATCCCGCAAATAGCCTAATCTACGAACATTGTCCCATTTTTCTCCGTTAGCAAAAATAACTGGTACTGATATTAATTGTTTATCTGCAGTGATTTGCGGTTGTATTTCGTTTTCAATATACCATTTAATTGCATAGTCAATATCATATACCGTACGTTTAGCAGTACGAATAACATCATCATCTCGGCGAATTTGTTCTGATCTATTTAAATGCAGATCAGGTGTTATGCCTTCCGTTCTGTTAGGCTCTGGTTTATTCGTTTTTCGGTCAATATTTTGTCTATTTAATCTAGGCACCGTTATCCTTTATATGCAGGCGAATTATTGTTTCCACCAAATCTAATATTTTCAATTCCTTGTGGCGTTTGACGAGTTGCGTGTGCATCTACTACAATTGAAACGCTATATCCATGAGAATCGCCATTTGGCCATGTTTCAGGATTTTTACCTACGAAGTATTGATTTGCGTCTACATTATCAACTTCAAAATATTCATTATCCCAAAATATAATATCACCTACTTCTGGATAAAAATCTGCTCGAACTAAAATATCTCTAGATATTGCAAATTTGCTTGTTCTGGTATATGAATGACCATATTCATCCATATTCGATGATTTGTCATCTTTAGTTACTAAACATGGAATTAATATTGAATCATAGAATGATTTTGATTCTGATTCTCCATACATATTAGAATTTGATGATTCTATAATTAGTTTATAAAATTCAATTTCAGTGTCTATAATAGCATTAATCAATTCCGCGTTAATAGAAGCTAAAAATTTTGCATCACGCATTCCTCCAAAAAGAGCCATAATTATCTCCTATCCTACATAAATTTTTAACGGAACTTTTGCTAATATTTCATTCATTTGTGTTGCTTCTGCATTTTGGCGAGTCAACATTTGTTCTTTAGTTAATTTATCTAAAAATTCTCTTAGTTGTGTAATCAATGCTTCTTTTTCAGATTGACCTTGCGAAACTAAATCCGAACCATTAAGTGTTATTTCGCCATTTGGAATTGGAACGGAACTATATTTGTTACGTACATAACCTAACATTTCTTTTACCAAAGCCGAACCGTATCTATAAATCCAAGCACGCCCCATATCATTAATACTCCCGTATTTTTGATACGTGTATGGTATATTTGATGCGTCTGTTACAACATTGTTTAAAAGTGCTGTATTGCCGAATAAAAGAGCATCCTTAGCTTTGTCTTCTTCAAAAATGAATTCAAACCATACTTTATCAAAATACGGTGATGCTAATGTTCCTCTTGTAGTTGGAACTGGATAAAATTTAATATTATCGCCATGTATTTCAAAGGTAAAGTGTGATTTTCTAATTTGATCATTAAATTCTATTTGCTGTATACGAAACAAATCTGCGTGTATAGGCATCATCATGAAATTTACAGATGGAGAAAAGCCTCCGAAATCAAACGCATCGAGTAATTGTTGTGAGCCTAATCCTGTTCCGACAAATGGATCGAAATATCTAACAATTGCCGGAGGTGTATTATGTAGTACTCGTTTTATTTCTACGGAACTAGAATTACTTAAAACGATACCTAAGGAAGATGATATTGCATCTCGTATACTATATGTTTGTTGTCCTGATATAATATCTACCGATGCAGTATACCATTTTACAGTACCACCAGAATCAGCTTCAGTGCCATATGCTTTTGAAAGCTTAGTAATATAACTTAACGAATTTCCAACTAAAGCTCCGGTAAAACCTTGTGATGTTAAAAAATTAGATGCAGTATTAATACCTAAAGTATTGATCAAATTGTTAACGATATTAACTTGATTGATTTGATTGGAATATTCAATTACTGCCGCTTCGAATGCTGTATAAAAGTTTATATCAATTAATTCAACATCCATTATAGGATAGCCAACTGAATTTGCAGCAAATTTTGCAAAACTATCTGCTTCAGATTGGAACGTGGGATCGGTATCAAAAAATCCAAATGGCGTAGAACCTGTAGTAAATGATGAACTACCTGGCCAAATTGGCTTATTTTCGCTATAATCCATGATACTGTCCTTTTAAATATAAATATCAATATCTTTCATTTAAGAGACGTAAAATTTCATCTAGAGCTGCATGACGATGATTATCTGTTAAAATGATTTCATTGACGAATTGTGATTTAGTTAATTTTGGTACTTCGTGCACTGCTGAATCGTTAGAAAACTTTAAATCTATCTGATAACGATCTCCTGTTAATATCATTATGCTATCTTTTCCTAAACGAGATAATACCATTTGTAATTGTTGTTTAGTTAAGTTTTGAAATTCATCTACAATGCATATTGCATTATCAAAAGTACGTCCTCGAAAATGGGCTAATGAAACTAATTCAATATTTTCTTCTCGTTCCATTTTATCTAATATTTCAGGTTTATTATATACCTTACGCATATTGCTACGTAATGGAACTAACCACGGATCCATTTTTTCTGCTAATGAACCAGGAAGAAATCCATTATCCTCATTTGATACTGTAGGTCGAGTTATTATAATTTTATTAATTCTTCGTTTAAAAAACATATCCAATGCAATTTGCACTGCTAACAATGTTTTTCCTGATCCAGCTTTTCCTAAAATAAAATTAAATGGTGTTTCTATTATTTTAGCTTTTGCATCTTTTTGTTCATCTGATAATGATATTGAAAACTTAATATCGTTTTTTGGTGGAGTTTTCTCCTTGTTTTGAGTAGTCATAACACACTTTGTTTTAATTAAGATGATAATTTTACTAATGATTGCTCATGTAATGTCATGTCCTTGAGTTGTTCTATTTTACCTAGACATTCCATTCTTAACTCTCTAAATGTTGGTATTGGTGGTTTAGATGTTAATATTTTTATTTTAATTAATTCTTTATCAGGACCTAAATCTTTTTCAATATGAACCATTAAAACTAATTCTATTGCACGTATTCTATCTAATACGTCGATAAGTCTACCATCATATCTAATGCTAGCAAACATATCATATTTTATTACTTGTACTGCCATATCATTTTAATATAAATATCAAAACAGTAAAAAAGGGATGACCGGAGCCATCCCTTTCTTTTAATTAGTTAAATGTTTAACTATTAAAGAGTTTCTAAACCTCTTACATATACTTTACCATAGAACTCTGGACGAACTACTTTCTTTGCGTAACGTGTCATAACACCTTTACGTGGAGTAAAGTTAACTGGATCGTATACCAATGGAGTCATGATAAGTGGAACGTATGGGCTAAATACTGCACCTGTTTCAAGGAATTGACTTCCTCTGAATCCCATAAGGATTACGTTTTCTTTCATGTATGGGTTTTTGTAAACAGTGTATCTGTTATTGATTGCACCAATTTTTTGTACGCCGGCTGCAAATTCCATTTTGTTACCGTCTGTATCAGCAGCAAATCCTGGGATAGACTCAAGGATAGTTGCAACTGCAGGAGAAGTTACAAGGAAGTTAGCACCACCACGTAATGTTTTTTGGTGAATTTTATTTGATACTTTTTGAAGTTTAGTACCTAAAGTTTGGAACCATCCGCCTTGAGTGTTATAGAATCCACCGTTAGATACAGTTTGAGCTGTAAAGTTAGATCCGTTCCAAATTTCGTTATTAATTGCTGACCAATACTCAGTTGTTGGAGCTGATGCAATCAACATATCAAGAATTTCTAAATCGATTTCCATTGATACATACTCAGACAACATTGAAGTCAATTCAGCTTCAGCATCAATTGAGTGGTAAGCGTTAAGGTCTTGAGCAAATTCAGGTGTCCAAACTGCTTTCAACTTACGTGTTTTAGCAACGATTGGCTCTGATTGAAGCTCTAAGTTAACTTCTGGGATATCAATATCAGTACCTTGGTTAATACCAGACGCACCAGATCCTTTAAATGGATTTGCATCTTCAAAATCACCTCTAGTAATGTCAGTTGGTTGTTTGCTATACTGAACTGTATAATTTGCAGTACCATTTAAGTTTGCAGATGCAGACACAACGAATTCAATTCTACCTGTAGATGCATTATATTTTGTAAATGCAGGTACATTCATTGCAGCTGTCAAATTAGAACCTGAAGTTAAAACAAATGATCTAACCGCAGTATAATCTGGCTTATCTAATGAAGATGTACTTACATAAATAACTGAATATCCTGCTAATACATTTGTATAAGCTGAATCAAAGTTAACAGATCCGGAACCTGCAGACGCAGCTGATGCAGTTGTTGCTGCTGCAGAATTACTAGATGTTTCGTTAATTGAATAACCGAAACGACCTGCACCGTAAAGACCTCCTGATGGATCACCAGTTGTAGTAGTAACACCGAACATTGAGTCATCAGCATTTGGAGAACCAAATGGATCACCTGTTCTGTTTAAGTTGTCATTATCAAATCCTGGTTGAGCTGTACCGTATTTGAAATCAAGATAGAAAATAAGTCCTGATGGCAAATTCATTGGTTGAACTGAAACGAATTCTTTAGCTGCAAATTCAGCAAAGATTCTTCTTACCAATGGAAGTGCAACACCAGCCCACTCTTCAGATCCTTCTGCAGTACCTGTAGCTGACGCTTCTTTTACTAATTGACGTGCTTGGTTTTCAAGCAATTGAGCCATTCCGGCTTTTTCTGTCTCATTTCTAAGACCTTCTAATAGTCCCGTTCTTTCCCATTTATTAACCAAACCTTTAGCGGCTGATCTTTGAGATGCATCTGGACTTTGTAATAATGAATTTAAACTCATCGTTTTATCTCCTTTGTTTTGTTTTTTAAAAAAATTAAATTAATCCTGCCAATTTTTTCCAACGGTTTGCATATTCAAAACCTTCGTTAAGAATTTGCGTTTTTGGCGCCGTTGATGCAACTGGTCTTGAAGCGTAAGATTTAGATTCTTTAACTACTTTTCTAGCTTTTGTTGGTTTATTAAAACTTTCTGCTAATGTAGCAAATACTAATTTTGCTTCGCGGGTTGTTGCTGCTCTATCAAAGTTTTCAATAACTTTCATTTTTTGTGCTTCGTTAAGCTCAAAGTTACGGAATAACTTGTTAGTGTATAACAATTTAGCGTTAAGAAGATTAACTTCGTTGATTACTGATTGAAGTTGTTTCACAGTACGATATGCTTCTTGAAGATCTTCTTCCATTTTTTTGTACTTACCTTCTTCTACTGTTGCTTCATCCTCTGCTGGCATTTCGTCTTCTTCTGCAAGAATAGCTTCGATTAATGCATCAATTGACTCGTTAGCTAACTCATCTTCTTCTTCATACATTCCTTCTTCCATATCTTTTTCATGATATGCACCTTCGAATTTCATAGTATCAGCTAAATCTGCATCATCAGCTAAATCCGCATCAGCTTCTAATTCAGCAATAATTGATTCTAAATTCAATTCGTCTTCTTCTTCAGCAGCATACTCATCTTCTGCTGGCATTTCTTCTGCTGGCATTTCTTCTTCAGCTTCTTCTTCTCCACCAATCATACCTGTTAAGTCATATTCGCCGTCATTGTTGAAATCTAACCCAATGTTTACTGAATCTGGCATACCCATTCCTGTATCCTCTGCACCAGCTTCCAGTTCGTCAGCTCCCATTGCCATATCCTCTGCACCAGCTTCCATTTCTTCTTCGCCTTCTAATTCGCTCATCAATTGAGTTTCTAGCATGCTTTTCATTTGAGGCATAAATGCTTCTTGTAACGCTAGTTTTGCATTTGCTAACGCAGTTTCTTTAACAGCTTTAGCATCTGCGATTGCTTGTTTTAGCAAATCTGATTTTGCCATTGTTTTTCTCCTTAAATTTGTTTTTGGAAGTAAGATTATTCTAAATCTTAATAGAAATTTATTTATTTATCGACACTATATAGAAAATAGCGTATTCTTTAATATATATGGGCATGTTTGAAAAAACAGTAAAAAAGTCCTAACTTTTTTGTTAGGACCTTTAAAATAATTTAAATCTAGCTATTTTTTTGATGAAAATCTTTAATTTGTTGCAAATACTTAGCTGAATTAAGTTGTTCTCTACGTTTAACACTAGGTTTTGTAAATGTTTTATTGTCTTTAAGTTTTTCTAACGTGCCTGTTGATTTAACTTTTCTTTTAAATGTTTTTAATGCATACGCTAAATCTTCTCTGCTTGTTCCTAAAACATTAACTCCTGTTGAGTGTCCTGGAATAATAGTTTTGTGATGTTTTTGTTTTTTATTCATATATGTTAAATTAAATTTTTCCTTGTGGTCTTTTTGCAGGTAATTGTGGCTGTTGATTAACTACATTAAATCTAAAATGTTTAAGTTCTGGTAATTGTGAAAAATATCCTTGAATTTTTTGGGCTTCAGTACCCGGGTCTTGTCCTAATCGAAAATAGAAATATCCCATTTTACCTGTTTTTGATTTCGTATGTTTAACTATAGTAAAACCTTTTTTAGTAGTCCATTGCTTAATAGTCTCTGCTACTTGTTCAGCTTGTGATGGATCTCGAAGAATGTATTGAACTCCTCCTTGATAGTCAGTGATATTATTTACGAGTTGAGCTTCATCTAGTTCAGCCATATTAGTTTTAAATTTTTCTGAAGCAGCTGCTATTCGCTCCATATTTGTAGCAATTTGTTCAGAGTCCTCTGCACTCATTGCTTCTCGCAATCCAAACCACTCTCTATACATTTTTTTAAACTTACTCATCATTGACCTTTATATTATATAAAAAATATTGCAATTATCCAATATCATAATATTTTTTTAATCCTTCTGCAATATCTTCATATGCCTGTGCACATTTTCTTTCGTTAATAATAACTTCGGTTGCAGCTTTTTTAAATTCTTTCAGAGCTTCTGACATATATTTAAAATGACGTCCGGCAGCGGTTGCTTCTACAACATCAGATGATGCTTCATTAACGTGACGTTGAGCTGTTTCAACCATACGTTCTATTTTACTTACGGCTTCTTCTAATTGTCGTTTACTATATACTGATTCTCCTAATTGAGAAAATGTTCGTAACGATTCTACAAACGCACGTTTTTCTTCTGTTGTTAATGGAGCTGGTCCTTCTTGAAATACATTTTGCTTAGAATCCATTTCATATAATAAACCTCGTAATGTTTCTAATTTCTTTCCCATATTATATCCTGCATTTACCATCTTCGCATAAAATCGAAGTAATGATTTCGTTTACTTTTGCGTATTTATTTATTTGTTTATTTTTATTTACTGATTCATTCATTTGTGAAGGTCGCATAAACGCACCATGTGTTGATGGGTTTGATACAAAGTCCCAACAAATTAATTCAAAATCTTCTTGAACTTCAACTACGCCTTCATTACGTAATTCTTTAACGGAGCCTAAACCTCTACTAGAAATACCTAATGTTATTCCAGCTTTAAAAAGACTCTTTAAAATATTACCCGATGGAGTATCTAGTATTTGAACTGCACCTTTAAGATCATCGCCGTCCCACCAAATTTTTAAAACATTGTGAGATACATTGTTTAAGTTTACTACAGATGATTCTGGATGATCTAATTCACCTAATGCTCTGTGTTGATCAATATATTCTCTTTGGTATCGTTGACATTCTCGCATCAATATATTTTTAGGATATATTCTTCCGTTTTGATTTTTTGCACCTGCTCTTTGTAAAACTCCTTGTACAACAAAACCACCAGGTATTCCATATGCAGCACCATTAGATTCATTTAATGAACCAACAGGCTTAAATGGCATATATTCTACTATTAGTTGTTTTGGCATATTATTCTCCTAATGATCTAATTCGTTCTGATATTTTTATTAATCGTTCTGATATTTTATTCAATGCATTTTTAGATGATTCTTTCAAACCGCCATGTGCTATACCTGATTCGGTTTTTAATCTGCTTGTATATCTAATAGTTTCTTCAATCTCTTTAAGTTTTTTTGCAACTTCTTTTATTGATTCGTTTACACGCTGCTCCGGAGATTGTTTTGCATTGCCAAATGCAAATGAACGATAACCTTCGATAAGTTGTTCATATTTTCGATCCATTGCTTCCGTTAGCTTAGGAGTTTGACTTGGAGTATCTGTTAATGGTACCGATGGATATTTAGTTACTTTTTTATTTTGCCAATCAGATTCATCTTCTGCAAAGGCAAACTTATCCATCCATTCCTCTTCTTGTGATTCCGGACGTTGGTATTCATCAGGTTTATATGATGGTGGAGTATTAATAGATTCTACTACTTTATATCCCAATTGTTCTGCAGTATCTTTATCAGTAGTTTTCGCAAAAGCATTTTTTGTCATATATGACCCTGCACCTGCTGATGTTGAAATTTCTTCTAATTCTTCATGATACCCTTTATAATCACAATGTAAACAACCTTTTCCTTCACACTTAGTGCATTGTTTTATATTTTGATATTCGGGTTTCATTCCTGTATTTTTACAACGTTTACATCCTGCTCCGTGACATGAATCACATTCTGGTTGATCGTTATTCATAGCTTTTTTAATAGCTCGATCTTTTACGCCCATATATTCTTGTTCTGGCTTTTCTTGGTTACCATCACCATCCCAATCTTTTTCATTTAGCGATTCGAAGCTTTCTTCTATTTGTTGAAGGAATGATTTCATGCACTAACCTCATTTAATTCATCAACTAAGTCCATATATCGCATTAAGTTTAATACATGAGATTCTTTAATCTTTTTAATATTTTCTACATTACAAAGCATTTCAGATAATTTTTGTACTTTAATTTGAGTGACTTTATCTGAAATATGTTTTGCGTGTTCCGATAGTGACGTTTTTAACTTAGGTATGACTTGTTGAACATATTCTCGTAATGCTTCAGTATCATTAACATTTGTAATGTATTTATTTAATAACTGTTTTTGTGATTCTGATAATGTTGAATATTTTTCATTGAATTTATCAATCATTATTCTATATGCTAACAGTCTAGTATCTTTCTCTTGTTTAGAAAGCGTTTCAGTAATAGTATCTTTTTCTACTACACGTCGTTCCGTACGTTCTGTAAGTAAACAATGATCTAAAACTACATTTTTACATTCCGTTAATTGTTTGATATTTGAATTATCATCGAATTCAAACAACATGTAAATTGAAGCTAAAACCTTATAGTTATTTATATGCGCTTTAGAAAGTGAGTCAAATGAAAATTTTTCAGAAATTTCTTTTACTAAATTATATTTCTGACGATTTAATAAACTTTTATTTAATTTTTCATGAGATTGCCTAACAGAACGTATGTATTCTAATGCACGTGCTTCAGACTTATGTTGTTCTTTTACTAATGAATTATATAAATGTAATTCTTTTGCTAATTCAGTATTTTTACCAAAATACTTTTTAATTATGTCTATAGTATTAGATTTATCTGATGTTAATGTTTCCGATGTTAGTTTCCTTACTAACATTTCGAATAGCAATCCGGTATTTTTATACTTTGAATGTTTTAGTTTTTTCATACTGTTGTCAGTAATTTAATTTTATATAAATATGTTTAAAATTATAAAATGTTGTTTTCATCTAACATTGTGCCAGAATCTAAATCTTGTTCGGAAGATTTGAGTGACTCTGTTATAATTTTAGACGTATTCGATTTATTTTTCAAGTATCTTAAAATATGTTTTCCTTCTGCCGTAAATGGTTTTCGTTCTTTAGGTAAAGGTTGAAACGCTGTTTTTTGATTTTGTACATCAAACGCTTGATCTAATTCTTTTTTACCTGTAGGATCCCATCCGAATGCGTTTTTATGTTGTCCAAATTTGATACCTTCTTTAGGTCGGCCACCTTTGTCTTTTTCTTCTACTTCATCTGAACTCATATGTAATGAAGCTAAATCGTGTGGTGTACCGTATGATACTCCTGTAACCGTTGGATCATTTCCTTCTTGTTCAATTTGATTTTGACGGAATCGGAGTTTAAGATCTTCAATAACATAACTTCTTTCTTGAAGCCATTGTTCTTCTGACATATTAAATATAAATTCATATATGTATTTATCTGAAACTAATTTAGAATCTTTCATTGAGTTAGCTAATGTCATTTTTTCAGTCATTAACGCAACTTTTTGTTGATCATATATGATTGATGGAGCGGTTAATTCTAATTCAAATCCAACTAAATCTTCTCCTTCAAATCCCTGTGCATATAAATGTACAATTGCAATTTTATAAAGTTCTGATACTACAATTTTTTGAATACGTTCAATCGTTCTAGCAAAACGAATATCCATGGATGCTAATGTAGTTTTACCTTCAACTGCTTCTGCATAACCTAAAAATGGTTTTGGAATTTTTAATGCAGCCATCATTTTATCTTTGATGTATTCTAAATCTTCTGTTCCCGTCCAAGTCATTCCTGGCAATGTATCAATCGTTGTAGAAGACTGCCCACCGCGAACTGGTAGATAATAATCTTCTAACATGTTGTTAAGATTAAAACGTAAGTTGTAATTACCTGTTTGTTGATCAATATGCGGAATTTTTTTCATTTTATTGATAATTTGTTCCATGAATGTATCAACTTCATTAGGTGGAATATTACCAATATCAATTTTAAAAATACGTTTTTCTGGAGCTCTCATGATACGATGAATTAACATTGCATCTTCCATCATCATCAATTTTTGAAATTCTTTACGTGCACCTTCTAACATTGATCTACCATATGGTAAAAAGTTTGTATCAGATAACATTCGGAAATGTGCAATTTCAAATACATCATATGCTTCTTTAGTATCAGCCATATGTCTAAATTTAATTACGTATTCTCCGGTCTTTTCATCAAACTCTTCGAAACGTTCAATTTCGTAACTAGAAAATGGTCGAGCATTAATAACGCCTAATTCGTCTGCAATATCAATTTTTAAAAAGAAATCACCGTACTTAGTTAAATTTCTAATCCAAGTCCATAAATTAAATTCAACGTTTAAAACATCATAGAATAAATTATAAAGAATTTTTTGAATATTTGTTTTGTTTGTTTTAATTGTTAGAATATCACCAAATTGATCTGCTAAAGTTGATTCATCGGAATATATATCTAGAGCCGCTGATATGATCGGATCTTTATCCATCATTTCGTAATCCGTATAAAGTTGCATACGGTTTTGCTGCATATAATAATTAGAATCATAACCTCCATGCCCAGCTCCGCCTACTTTGTGACGTGATCCATGAAGTCTAGTATATCTATCTGCAACTTTGCTTTGGGTTAAATTACCTGCTCCTTGCAAACGATTGGTATCGACAACACGAATTTTGTCTTTACCATACATTCTAACAATTACATTTGTATTGAATAGATTTTGTAAACGTTTTCTTAACGATGCCATATATTTCTTTTAATATAAATATAACTAGTTAAAGAACCAAGATGATTTTTAAAGTAACCATGTTAAATTTTCATCATTGGCACCGTTATTCCATTTCCACGAATCATTTCCTTGATTAGGCTTACCGGTATAAATAACTGGATCTGTTTTTTGGAATTGTGATAAAGCACGTTTACTTAAATCTATACCGTGCTGCCGTAATTTTAAAGATGTATCGCGCAACCATAATGCAATACAAAATGACATAACTAAATCATCATTATATCCGTTTTGTGCTTGAGCTTTTCCATTTAACCAAACAAAAACAAATAATTCTTGAATAAGACGCTTTGATCTAATTACTGGAGTTCGTTCTCGCATATACATTTCTAAAGCTGATATCATTAATGGTCGAGTACGTGATGTTGTTGATACTCCAGGAACCATTTGAGTTTTATCTTTCATATCATAACCTTTTTTCAACTGTACGTCGACATCTACATATCCGTCATCTTTATATGTATAAAATAGTTTTTCATAGTTTCTATCTAGTGCGGGCTGTATTGCAGCCCATCCAATATTTGCATTTTCTATTGCTAATAGTGCATTATTCCATTCGGTTGCAACTGATACAAGCATATTGCCAAAATCTTTAGGAGGAAGTTTTCCTTTATACTCTGCAACTTGTCGTACATCTTGTACATCTAATACGTGAAATGTTGACCAGTCACCTCCATCGCCTCTCGCAACGTCTGCTACTACTACATAATCTTTTGCATAGTCCGGATATTCCCAAATCCAATATGCATTATCATATCCTCGTCGTTCTATGGGCTCTATGCACTTATTTTCATATTCCATTAATATAGCACCATCTACTACAGTATGTCCGGATGATATAAAGTCACAGTCACACTCCTGTGCAGCGCCACGTTCGCCTAATAATTGAGTTTGTTCGTCACGCCATGTTTGATCACGTTCTGGATGAACGGTCCAATGCAGTTTAATTGTATGGAATCCATTTATTTCTTGTTCTGCTTCAGACCAAACAGAGTGAAACCAATTACCCACACCATTTGGTGTAGATAATACAATAGCGCCACCACCCGTAGATAATGTAGCCTGCGATGCTATCCATATCTCTTCAATATTACGTATAAATGCAGCCTCATCTATAATAAGCAATGATAGTGCTTCTGAACGTGCACCGGTAGTTGCTGATGATACTGCTTTAATTTGCGAACCATTCTTAAATTTAAGAGAAAGTTTATTGTCTGCTTCTACATTTCCTTTCAACCAACTCGGTAAATTTTCGTGCATTACACGAACTTTAGTTACTAAGTTTTTTGCTACTTCTTGTGTTGTTGCAATAACTAGTACGTTAAAGTCTTCTTTAAATAACATACTCCAAAGAGCAAATCCTGCAGAAAGTGTTGATATTCCTAACTGACGAGATTTCAAAATTACGCTATACCGATTATCTCGTAATTCCGTTAATGATGTTTCCTGAAATGGAAATAAATTAAACTTGATTTTACCACGCTTAGGATGTTGAATATAACAATATTGTTTCATGAAAAAAACAGGATCTTTAGCACACATTGCGTACTGTTGCTGAATAATCTGTTTTATGTTAGGTTGACTCATATCAATTTACCAAATGTGATATTGAAAATGCTGTTAGTATTGCTGTTACTAGTCCACTTCCAAACCATATTCCTTTTGCGTCCCACCATTTTGGTTGTAGTTGTCGTTGTCGTTTAATATACAAATTTATATTATCATTCAACAATTCAATTTGTTGTTTTTGATATTCAATTTGCAATGTATCTAATGCTAATAGTTTTCTACATGTATTAATTGCATCTTCTTGTTGTGATATGATTACGTTATTAATACTATCTGCTTCCCATAGTGAATCTAAAGTTTTAGATATTTTAATAACTTCTTGTTCTGTAAAACATGTATCCGGAATTGTTTGAGTGAATCCGAATACTGGAAATGCTAATATGATTAATAACTTTTTCATGATTTCTTTTTTCTACCACGTTTTTTTGTTTTATTTAAAATATTTTCTTTTGCATCAGAAACGTTTTTAGGTGTTTCTGGTTGTATGTTTTCTTTAGCATCATGACTTTGTTTTACTTGTTCAATCAAATCATCTAGTTCTTCTTTTACTTTGGTTCTTTGGTCTTCAATAACTTCCGTTTTACCTTTTAATTGATCAATTTTTGAATTGTTATCATCAATTTTCTGATCAATCTTTGTTGCTTTACGTTTTGATTGTTTAGAAAAAATTGCAACACAAATAGCAAATAATGCTAATACGCCACCTATGATTAATGCCCAATATTTTTTAATTGTTTTCATTCGTTTCTCCGTTAAGTTTATTTAATAGTTGTTCTTTGAACTTTTCAAATTCTCGTTCTACTTTTTCTTCAAACTCCTCTGTAGTCATTTTTGCTGTCCATGTTTCTACTTCTCCTTCAGAGTTTGTAATAAATTTTGATGCATTTGTATATGCCTCTTTCAATAATTTAATATCTTGTTCAGCATTACGTAACCATGCTTCAGCATTTTGACGTACACGATTTTTTTCATATTCATCATATTTGCCTTGTTTTCTTAAATCATGTTCCATATCAATTGTACACTCATAACACATACCGTTATATTTACGCATCTTTTCATCTAAATGATTTGGTGTTAAACATGTACATGTGTCTTTTCTACAATTAGGAAATGAACGTAATGCATCTCGTATCTCTTGAAATGTTTCTGCATTTTTTGTTTTACGTATTCGAAATCCATCGCGCTGTTCGATTACCCATATATTTCCAGCAGCATCAATTTCTTCCCACGTGTCACCCACTTCATGACGCTCGGATAATTTTCCTTTTTGTTTAGCATCGGAAAATCCAACTGTTTTTTTGGTTTGAAATTTATGTTCGCCTTCCAACATTTGTTGGATAGCTTTAATGTTTTGTAACTTTTTACTCATATAACTTATTTATGTTTGTTTATTCTTTAGTTTTTTCAGGTGTTTTGCTAGTATGCATTTTCTTTTCGGCAGTAGATTTTAATAGTTTTAAAAAATTAATTTGATCAATTCGATCTGAATCTTTAGTAATACTATTAACTACTTTAAATAATAATTTCATTTTACCAACAACGCCAACTTCATCATCTAATAACGCTTTAAATTTTTCTATAGCCTGAGATTTTTGATCTACTGCAGTTACATTATCTTCTGGTTGCTCTGGAGTTTCTTTGGTTGGTGGCGTTTCTACTGCAGGTGGTGCGGCATTTGGATCTGCTACATTTTGTTGGTCAGCATCGCCCGGTTGTTGTGTATCTGTTTGTGGTGCAGCATTCGGATCTGCTACATTTTGTTGATCTCCTGCAGGTGGAGTATCAGTATTAGGTTGTTCTAATAAAACTTTAGCAATTTTTGATCTTATAAATGATCTAAGTTTTTGTTCTTCTAAAGAATTTACAATTACCCCATGGTCAATATTCTCTAATTTATCTAGATACCCTTCAGTATCTTCAATTTGTAATTTTTTGAAAATTTTCTTGGCTTCTTTAGGAGAATATTTTCCAGTTTTAACATCTTGATAAACACGATGTTTAATTTCCGGTACCATGTTTTTTACATCATCAATTACAAGCTTGTCTGTTTTTCTAGGAACTAAATCTTGAATTTCACCTGTTGAATGTGGATTCAAACCACCATTTTTATCGTCATGTGTATAATCTTTAAGATCTTTACGCGTTTTAGGTTTTTGAGATTTTTCAAAATCTTTTGGTGCTTTGTACTTGCTTTTGTGTTTTTCCATTTTTAGCCTTATTTGCTTTTATTTAAAATAAATATATTATTAAATAATATTACAGCTTTTTTGTAAATTTTCTTGTGCAGTAATAATTTGTAAATTACTA